GTCGAATCCCGCGCCTCGTCTCGACCGCGGGATTCGACATGACCACGCTCGGCCTCGTGCCCGGTGAGCTGGCGTTCCTCGGCGGTGATGCTGCGGACGAGGCGTTCGACTCTGTTGGCAACACGGCTCAGTTTGTTCGCGTGCGTGGTATCGTGACGACCACGCTCTCCAACGACTCCATCGAGCTGGACAAGACGTCCCTCACGATGGTGGATGAGGCGGGCGGCGGCAGCGAGACCATCCGCATCTTTTTCGGGCGCGTCCTGAAGAACGAGGCGATTCCGGCCAACCAGATCCGGCGGACCTACCAGCTGGAGCGCAGCCTGAGCTACCCGGACGACGCGGCGACCACCGAGCTGCAGGCCGAGTACCTGACGGGTGCGGTGGGCAACGAGTTCACGCTGAACGTGGCCAGCGCCGACAAGGTCACCGTGGACCTGGGATTCCTGGCCGCCGGCTACGAGACTCTGGCGGCCGCGGCGGCCCCCAACATCAAGTCGGCCGTGTCCTCGGGCGGGGCGCCCACGCTCGCCGAAGCGGATGCGTTCAACACGTCGTCGGACATCAGCCGCATCAAGCTGTCGACGGCTGGCGGAGTGTCGAACCCGGCTGCGCTCTTCGCGTTCGCTACGGATCTGACGCTGACCATCTCCAACAACGCCTCGGCGGAGCCCGCCCTGGGCGTTCTCGGGGCCCTCGACATCGCCGTGGGCAACTTCACGGTGGGTGGGAGCATCGAGGCGTACTTCGTCGAGACGGCGGCCATGCAGTCCGTGATCGACAATGCGGACATCACGGTCGAAGCGCACTTCGTGAAGGCCAATTCCGGCATCAGCTTCGACATTCCGCTCTTGTCCCTGGGGGACGGCAAGCTGAACGTCGAGAAGGACCAGTCCATCAAGATCCCGCTGGAGATCCAGGCGGCAACGGGCGCCAAGGTGCATCCGACGCTCGACCACACGCTCCTCTGGGTCTTCTGGGACTACCTCCCGAACGCGGCGGACGCGTAAGGGACAATTCGTGCCCCTGTTACCCAGCCCCCGCTGAGGTAGGAGAAGAATGAGCGGAACGTTCGCAGCCTTCAAGAGCGACGTGGATCGCGAGCGAAACGGCCTGTGGCTCGACTACGGCGACGCCGGGGAGTTCCTGGTGGCCCGCGCGGGTGGGGCCAACAAGGCGTACGAGAAGGCCCTGGCCCGTATCACCAAGCCGCACCGTCGGGCCCTGGAGGCCGAGGCGATCGATTCGGACAAGGCGTTTGACCTGATGAAGCAGGCGTTCGCCGAGACCATCGTGCTCGACTGGAAGGGTATCACCGACGCTGAGGGCAACGAGGTCCCGTACAGCAAAGAGAAGTGCCTGTGGCTCTTCCGGGAGCTGGACGACCTGTTCCAGGCGATCCGGGAGGACGCACACAAAGCGACGCTCTACCGGGCCTCGCTGCGGGAGGAGGCCGCGGGAAACTGAGGGCGGTCCTTCGTTACCAGCTGACGAAGGGCCCCAAAGAGCGGACGATCATCCGGAACTGCTACGCGCACAATGTGCCGCTCCCGGAGTCGATCGCCAACGCGCCTGAGCTGGAGCTGGGGCTGGAGCTGTTCTTCAGCGCCTTCTGGGACCTGACGACGTGCCGGCCGTCGGGGTGGTCGGTTCAACCCATTCCTTGGTCCGCGATCATCGAGTGGGGTCAGATGCACGAGCTGGACTACGAAGAGATGGATGACCTGCTCTTCTACGTCAGGGAGATGGACAGCGAGTTCATCGACTACGTGGCCGAGCAGAACAGCAAGAAGAAGTGACGTGCCGACGCACCGATCGTTCGGGGAACTCGCTAATCGGATGAACTTCATCTCCGCGGAGTTCATTACGCGGGCGACTCAACTCATGCGATCGGTGGCGCTGGCGGTCCACCAGACGGTGGTCGTCACGACCCCCGTGGATACCGGGCGGGCTCGGAGCAACTGGTTCGTGAGCTTCGGGTCCCCCGTGCTCACGGACAACGAGCCACCGGGTGGGGACAGCGTCAGCGCGCGAGGGAGGCAGGCCGCGGATCAGGCTTTCTCCCAGGGGCGGCCGGTGATCGCGTCGTGGCGGCTCGGATCGGGCGACATCTACGTCTCGAACGGGGTGCCGTACATCGGGGAGCTGGACCGCGGAAGTAGTCGTCAGGCCCCCAAGGGAATGAGCAGGCAAGCGATTCTGGCAGGTCGCCGCGTGCTGAAAGAGACAAAGCTGCTGCCGCCGGGGACCGGGTAGGAAATGGCCGAGAATCTAATCATCCGGCTCCGGGCAGACGGCGCCCTCAAGGTTGTCCGCAACTTCAAGAACATCGGGGACTCCGGTCGGCAGGCAGCCAACGGAGTAGGGATCCTTCAGCGCGCCCTCGGCCTCCTTGGTGGCGTGCTGGCGATCCGTTCCGTCATCCAGTATTCGGACGCCTACACCAGCCTCCAGAACCGGCTCAAGCTCGTCACGAAGAGTTCGGCCGAGCTGGGCGTGGTGACCGAGGAGCTTCGGAAGACTGCGAACGAAACGCGCACGGCGTTCAGCAACACGGGCGAGTTCTACGCGCGCGCGGCTCTGGCCTCGCGGGAATTGGGTGTGTCCCAGCGGCAGCTGTTGGATCTGACGCGCTCGGTCAACCAAGCCATCATCCTTTCCGGCGCCACGGCAGTGGAAGCCGAGAAGGGACTGATCCAGTTCTCCCAGGGCATCGCGTCCGGCTCCCTTCGCGGGGACGAGCTTCGATCGGTGCTGGAGCAGCTGCCGCTCGTGGCGGACGTGATCGCGAAGCAGCTCGGCGTGACGCGCGGGGCGCTGCGCAAGCTGGGGGCTACCGGTGCGATCACGGCCGAAGTGATCCTGGAGGCATTCAAGAACTCCCGAGATGAGCTGGAGTTCCTGTTCAAGACGACTGTTCCCACCATCCAGCAGTCGTTCGCGGTGCTGCGTAACGAAGTGGTTATTTTCATCGGGCGGTTGAATGCTGGCACTGGTGCGGCTCAGACGTTTAGTGAAATCGTTCTGGCCCTGGCCAAGAACATCGACATTTTTGTTCGGATCATCGCCGCTGGCGGAATCGCTCTGGCGCTGAATGCCATCAGGAATGGTATCGTCGGGATCACGGCGGCTATTCTGGCGAACCCCATCGGTCTGATCGTGACAGGGCTTACTCTGGCAACTTCGGCGCTGATCGCCTTTAGCAGTCAGCTCATGGTGGCCGAAGGTAGCTTCACTACGTTTCAGGATGTTGGTGTCGAGGCACTCAAGACTATCGTCTTCGAGCTTGGGTTCTTCGTGAAGGGGGTCGTCCTAGCCGTCCAGGACGTCAACGACAACTTTGAGCTGCTTGACTTTCGCTCCCTTGCTTTTGGTATTGCCAGGATCATCGATGTGATCATCAACTCGTTCAAGGTGCTTGCTGAGACAGTCGCCAGTTCGTTTCGCACTACGGTTGCGGTGCTTACCCTCCTGCTGGATCTGGACAAGTTGGCCGGCTTCAGCGCCACGGTCGGTGCTGCGCGTAAGGGAGGCGCGTCCATCGCGGAGGCTCTCGACCTGGGTTTCCGAGATCAGTTTGGCGCCGGATTCCTGGACTTTGGGGATCGGCTGGCCGGCATACTGGAGGGGACCAGGGTGGAAGACGCGGTGGACGGGGTATTCGACCGCGCCAACCAGCGGGCCACGAAGCGCCAGATCGACGCCAACCGGCGGGCATTCGAGGCGAGCAAGGTTAATCTAGAAGACCCTGGGGTGAAGACCGCAACGGTCACCGGAGGCAAGGCGCCGAAGCTGACGGTGGCGCAGGTGCTCGCGCAGCTGGAGCAAGAGGGGCGCCTGCTGCAGCTGAACAACCGCGAGCGGGAGCGGGAGGAGCAGCTCCTTCGCATCGTTGTGGCGCTGCGGAAGGCCGGTGCGCAGTTCGACCTCGCGGACGTGGCGGCGATCGATAAGCTGATCACGCGGAACCAGCTCCTGGCGGATCAGGCGAGCCTCTACGAGGAGATCAAGGGCCCCCTGCAGCAGCACATGGTTCAGGTCGAAGCGCTGAATATCCTGTATGACTCGGGCCGCATCAACCTGGACGAGTTCAACAACAAGCTGGCGGAGCTGAACCGCAAGATCCTGGAGACGGACAACTCGATCAGCGGCGCGGGCAAGGGGCTCCTCGCTGGGTTCATCCAGCCGGCGCAGTCCTTGTTCCAGTCCCTGGAGCAGACGGGCATCGGCACCCTTCAGTCCTTCGGGGATGCCCTGTCTGAGACGTTCCGTCGCGGGGGCAACATCGGGGACTTCTTCGAGAGCTTCAAGGCCGGGCTGTCGGATGTGCTCGGGCAGCTCGCGCAGCTGACGTTCCGCCTCTTGCTCATCCAGTCGATCACCGCCCTGGGTGGCGGCGGGTTCCTGGCCAGCATCGGAGTGTCTCCTGTCGGTAAGGCTTTCGGGGGCACCGTGCAGGGCGGGCGCGAGGGACGCGTCATGCGGGTTGGAGAGCGCGGGCCGGAGAACGTGTTCGTGGGTCCCGGCCAGCAGGCCAACGTGCAGCCCGTGCAGCAACAGGCCCCGCAGCAGGTCAACGTGATCGCGGTGGCGGACCCCAACGACGTTCCCGCGTTCCTGAACTCTGTCGAGGGTGGGCACACGATCGTGCAGCTCGTCTCGCGCAACCGCAGCCAGATCCGGGCCGCGCTCGGCGTCTAAGGAGAAAGAAGCAATGGCTTGGCAGACTGGCACTTCCACCGACCATCAGGATCTGCTCGCGGACCTGCGAACGTTCCTGCTGGCCAACGGCTACACGAGTGACCGGTACGATCTCGCGGTGAACGACGCGGAAAATGACGAGATGATCGTGCACTCCACGTCGGAGGACTTCTACATCGGGATCCGCACGTTCTTCAACTCGTCGGCCAACGCCTACAACTGGGAGCTGGCGGGCTTCACTGGCTATGCGGCGGGCAACACCTGGGAGAACCAGCCGGGCATCAGCCCGGGGCGATACGATGGCCTGACCACCGCGCTCAAGTACGGGGCTTACGTCCCTGCGTCCAGTGGAACGATCACCTATTGGTTCAGCGCGACCGGCCGCCGGGTCTACGGGGTGCTGAAGATCGGAACGTCGTACCTCAGCTTCTACCTCGGCTTCCTGAATCCCTTCGCGGCGGCCAGCGAGTACCCGTACCCACTGTACATCGCCGGCTGCACGGCCCAGTTCGATCGGCTTCCGAACTCGGGGAACATTGGCCTGTCCGGTCTGGCCGATCCGATCACGATGCTGTCCAACAGCAACAACGGGCCGGCGTTCGTTCGTAGCCCCGCTGGGCTGTGGTTGCCGGTGCGAAACTCGTTCGAGACCACCGTCAACGGGCGCACGCTCATCAGCGGCCGGGGAGTCTGGCCCTGCAACAGTCCCATCATCAACACTACCACCGTCCCGGATGACGCGGACCGACTGTGGATCGAGTCGGTGGCCACGCGCGACTGGACCCAGGTCATTCCCAACAGCGGGAACCCGGGAACCGAAGTGGCCAAGCTGTACAAG